GCTAGTGTCTGTGTCTGTTAAGCCAATATCTTCAGAAACCAATGTTGTAAAGTACTCAAACATTATTGGCACACCGTTTTCGTCTAATAAGTCATAGCCCTCTATATAGTTGCCATACATCAATCTGTTTCCCATAATAGTCTGAGCCTTTGCAAATCGAGGTACGTTATCGTATAGCCTCAATAGTTCTGACTCAGAGAGTATGGTAAAGATTTTACTATTTGTAAACGTATACTCCTCTAGGACATTGTCAACCAATCCCAAGTTTTCTTTATCAAGCTTCTCAATAACTTTAATAACATTCCCATCTGACCTTTTAAATAGTAGGTCAATACCGATAACCAAAGGGCCACCTGTATTATAAGTAATGATAGCTGAATTGCATAGATTGGTCATGCCCTCATTCAAATAGCTCTCAACACTAAAGCCGAAAGCTTTTGGTATGAATGCAGGCTGAGACCATTGAGAAGTAGCACTATACTCTCCATCAATGTATTTGTATCTATAAGCAAAGCAAATAAATCTTGTCTCTAAGAAATTCTCTTGACCATTATTTACTATTGGTTGAACTTCAGGAGACTCTAGAGGTGGCTTCTTTATTACCAACAAAGACTCAGCACTTACTTGGTCTATGTTAGCAATAGGATTAGGATAAGTTCTTTGAATATTTATTCCTCTGGGAGCATTGTAGTCGTCTGTGAAGAACAAAAGTTTGTTGTCCAAAATATCCACTCCTGTGATAAGGTAGCTTGGATTAAAATTCAAAGTGGTATCAACACCACCCCCATCATTAATAGAGATGACATGGTAAGTCAAAATATTAGTGCTGACATTAAAAGAAACAATCAAGTCTAACTTACCTGTAGCTCCAACTGGAAAGTTGGAGTCATGCACAAACCAATAAAGTGTTTCAGTAACGCTATTTTCAATAGCCCCTATACATCTTGCAGAAGCACTAAGCGGAGTCCCATCAAGATAAGTTAAAGAAGTCAAGGGTAAATTCCCCTTTGTATTTTCAATAACACCAATCTCAGATTCTTCTGTAGAACCCATTCTGATGTTCATAGCATCAATGTATTCTCCGTCAGGAATGACTCTTTCGTCATAGACTTTGTTCATCCTTCCCGTTGTGAAGTTTCTGCTAATCTTTACCATCTTATTTAATTATCTTGTCTAGACCTCTCATGTTCATCAATAGTCTTCCGGGATGAATATTGCTGATTCTTATTTTAGCATTCCTCAATAAAGCAGACCTTTCTTTACGAGCACGAGTAACCACGTACTCCTGAACCCCCAACTTGCTACTTAAAATCTCACACTGAATGTAAGCATAAATGTACTTTTCAAATAATTTATTAACGGTAATCTTAGAATTATCTCCTTGCTCCATACCATCAGATACGTACTCAACAATACAAGATTGTCCAGCCATTGGAGAATCAAAATTAATTACTCCTGCTTTCCTATCAATATTGAAGGTAGGATTAAAGTTTGCGGTCTCTGTATTGAGACCAAAAGCTGCACCAATGGTCCCTTCAAAATACCACATCCCATCATAGTTATATCCTTCGTTCCCATCAAATTGACTAGCACCATTTAAATAAATGCTTTTCTTAATCTTTGTAATATTGTCAAAGTCTATTTGAGAAAACTGAGGACTCAATGCATTTCCATCTTGGTCAAATAAAATCCGACCTGTATTATCTTGAAGATAAGCATTAGATGAAAGTGTTTGAATATTCTCAGACAATGGTCTTAACCATCCGTCTTTATACAAGGAGATTCTAACCCAATTGACATAGTCAGATGGGAAGATGAATTTTAAATTGTCAGGCACAGTAAGCTGAAGAACTTTTATTTCTTTGAACGCATCGTAGTTAAGCTCTTGAACAGCTCGCTTTGCGTGAAACAATATCTTATAGCGCTCCTCATTGTTGACCAATGAGTGGTTGCCTGAGTACATTAACAAGAAGTTGTTAACAACGTCTTGAAGACTGATATATTGATACGAGCCCCAATTAGCATTTTCAGGTGCCGCTCCATCGTTCTCGTAATATTGGTATTGTGATAAGTATGTCATGTCTTATTTTTTATGGATTCTGCTCCTGTTGTTCTTTAGCCATGCTGAATTGAACCACCTCTGACTCTCTAATTGACACTCCACAATATTGAAGTATTCTTGAAACTAATTTATATTCATCCTCAAATCGCAATTCAAAGTCTTGATAGTCCGCTTGTGACTGGTCAAAGACAGGCTCTCCATTTGTCAGAGTAATATAGGTCCATTTTGGTGGCTCAGGAAATCTAAAGTAAATGCACTCAACTTGTCCCTTTTTTTGAATAGAAGATGGATACATTGTAATCACCTCTCCTTGAAAAGTGTAAGCAGGAAACTGAATTGTTGGAGCTGTAAGGTTAGAATTATTTAAAAGCATAATCTTCGCATTGTTAACCTTTTCAGTTTGAACAATTGTGGCTGAAGAAATTACAGCGTATGAATTTGCAGATGCCAAGAATATGTTTGACGACAATTGTATTGTGGTATTACTTACTACTAAAACCACTGTGCTAACTAATCCTGTCGTAAGGTTGGTGACAATATCTCCCGGTACTATTCCCTTTGATAAAAATGCTCCTGCACTATCAACTAGGTTACTCGCAGATACAGACGTGTTTGTTCCTGTTGCCAGAACGACTGGCTTACATTGTATATCTAATATGTAGTAAGGATAATAACCTGTAGTAGTTGGGGTTGGTGATGAGAACTTGTTAGCTGAAATATTAGTAAGGTAATCAGTTCTTAAAAACCCCTCCATTGTTTCTGCTATCGGCTGCTCCACATCAGCGTAATCAGTGCCTGCCATTCGAGAGTTCTCGGCATTTATTGTTTTGTTATAGGCGTCAAAATACTCCTCAAAGATTTGCATTTGTGCATTTAGCGCAAACAAATTAAAATCTGAAGGGGAGATGTAGCCGTAGTTGTTCTTGTTCAAAACGGATAGTACCGTATTTCTAACAGAGTTTATCATTTTTTTGCCTTTTTACAAATATAAACAAAAAAAAGGAGGCATTACAACGCCCCCTTCTTAACCAATTAATCAATCATTTTAAGCTAAAATTGCTTCTAACATCTTCAATGAATCAATCCCTTCATCGCTTTGCAGGAATCCTCCTGCTATTTCGTAAGGGTCTTCCCCGTAAGGAATAGACATCATCTTCTTTTTGTTAGTTGAGGTGTTAAACCAAATCTCCTTGTCACCGTTTCTCAAGACCAAGAACTTGTTTTCAAAAAACATTCTAATCTTTGCTTGGTATTTTAACTCAGGGTCATTCAATATATTTAAAAACTCTTTAGGGTCAGTCTTAGCAAACACTAAGATGTCACGTTTCAATTCAGCAGTAGACACCATTGATGGGTCCTTGCCAAACATCACTCTAGTAAGAGTTTCAATTTGGTCCATAGTTAATTGACGAGCTTCTATTAACGCTTCTACTTCTAGGTTTAAGTCCTCAACTTGTTCAGCTGCTTCTTTTTCTTTATCTACCTCAGCAAATACAACACCATTAAATGGGTGATAGTGAAGAAATTGTTGAAGTACAGGATTTTGTTTTGGTACTCTCAAAAACCCATCTTCAAAAACAATGGATTCAATAATTGCATTTCCATCTTGCTCGTCTTCAAAAGGAGACTTTTGATTGGTTGCATATCTTAATGCACGGTTCTGATTGTTCTTCTCATCAAACCACATCAGAGGAAATCTAGGATGATTTCTTGAAGCCAATGTATAAGACAGTGGACTTCCTATTTTTAATTTGTAGACTTTGTCTACAGGGATATTCTTTGCCATTTTTTTAATTAATTTAATTTGATTTAAAATAAAGGGAGTCAAAACAACTCCCTTATTGATTTGCCTTTAATTGCAAGACTTGCCTGTTCTTTTAGACCTAGAAATTTTTTGTCTTGTACTAATAAATGGTTTATTATTTCCACTAGAAGTAACTGCATCTTTTACATTTTGAATAGCCTTTCCTACAGCACTTTTACCTTTTCTCTTAGCCGCAACAGGAGCCTTAGCTGCAGGAGTAACAGGCTTAGGAGCAATGATTCCTGCTCTAGTTGTTACACTAACTGCTTTTGCTCCTTCTCCTAAAGTCTTAGTTTTAGTAGGATTCTTTGTGTCCGCCTGATTTCTAACAAGACCCATCTTATACCCAGGGGGAGCGACAGTCTGTCCTGATTTAGAATCAGAGCCAACCTTAGAGGTAGGCATTTTATCTTTTTTCTTTAAACCCGGTCCTTTTGCAATAGCCATGATATCTTTTGTTTAAAGGTTAAAATAGGGGCCAATCGGCCCCTCTATTTATTTTTACTTCTTTGCTTTAAGTTTTTGAACTAATTGATTAGCCCCAAACTTACTCTCACTAGTAGCTATGTTTCCTTTTGATGTAACCTTACCACTTGCATCCTTAATCATATAGTTATAAGTGTCTTTATCTGGATTCTTCATATTTGTAGTATCAATTGACATCTTATATCCTTTAGTAAGATTAACATCCATTAATGCTCTTTTACTAACAGGCTTCTTTACTGGTTCGTCAACAATTCTAGAGGCACTTACTGTAACCTGAGGTAGTGTTCTCGGTCCTTTAATCGGGTCTCCACCCCTTTTCTTTGGGACGGGGTCTCCTACTTTTTTCTTAATAGCCATTGTCTCTTTAGTTTAGATTTTTTTAAAAAGGAGAGTGTCATTAAAGACACCCTCCATTTATTTATCAACCAAATCTAAACAATACGAAGTTGTTTGCACCAAGGGTACATACACAACGCTCAGATAGGAAGTTGACCTCCATTGCATCAAGGTCGCTAGTAGCGGCACCACCTGCAGAACCTGTAATCCAAGTCTTGTAACGTCTGTCTTCAGCTTCAGAAGCTCTGTAACGTACGTGCAAGAATGGACGCTTAGCGTTCTTACCCATGATTTGGTCATACACTGAAGTAGAACCTGCAGGAACCAACAAACCGGTAATAGTACCTGTTGCAGTAGAAGCAGCAGTAGATAAACCACCACGCATAGTTGGGTCGTTTAAGTACTTCCAATCAGACTTGTAGAAGTCATAACCTCTACGGAATCCAGTGAATCCAAGGTTCAACGCCATGTCAACATCATTGTCGAATAGACCATAAGATGCGCCACCTGCAGCACTACCTCCATTGTATCCGTTCAAGGTAGCCAACATATTATCAATGTCGAAGCTAAGACCACGGTTTACAAATACTACGTTCTCTTCGATAGCACCTTGCTTGTCAAGACGAGAAACAATAGTGTCCCAATCAGGAAGAGTAGTTGGAGTTCCACCACCCCATACGTTTCCTCTTGCGTTTACAACGTAGAAGATACCTTCAGAGCCCATCATTCCGGCAGTATTAGCGCCTGAACCTGCAGCTGCAGGAACTGCTTCAATCATTGCAGTCTCAAGATAATCTTCAAAACGAAGACGAGTCTCGTGCTCAGATTTTAAATACCACAAGTAACCTGTAGCACCGTTCTCGGTAGTAACTTCAATCCAACCGATTTGAGCCATGTCAGAACCGTTAACCGCATACTTATCTTTGATGATAATAGGGTTGTTAGAGAAGATGCTATCTTCTGATTCCAAAGACCCAACCATTCCAGTAGTACCTTTTCTAAATTCAGAACCGTAAATAAATACAGTACACTGAGTAGAAACTGCAAAAGCCTGTCCTGTTGACTCATAGTAAGCTACTGTGAAAGTAGTTGCAGAAGGAACAGCAGTAACGATTGCTTTGTTAAACACCCCTGAAGAGTTGTTTTGAATCATTACAGTCTGTCCAATACGGATAGCAATATAAGTAACACCTGTATCAGCAACTGTGAAAGTAGCTGTGTTAGCAGCAGCAGCAGCAGCTGAAGTACAGTTGGTATACTTAATGTGTAGACGACCTTGTTCTGCCCACTTAACTTGGTCAGAATTTGAAGGCATCTCAGCTCCAACCATTCTTAGGAAGGAAGCAATTGTTCTATTACCATAACGCTCAAATTCTTTCTCATAAGTATCAGGTAGATACTGGTTCAAGAAATCAAAGTTGGTAATATAGTTTGTTTGTAACGCCACTTGCTCAGCAGCTGGCTGCAAAGCGAAGGTGGGGTTGCTTAATAATGCACTTGCCATTGTTTTTTAGTTTTTAGTTTTTACATTTTTTTTGCGCTGCGAATTCTCAGATTCTTTCCTGAGTCAGGGTTTATCGCTTTCACCTGCATTCCTCCTGTGAACTTGCCAACCTCTGGAGCTCTACGCTCCGTCATGTTAATGTTCTTTATTTTACGAGTAACATCATCAGTAGCATCTGACAATCCTTGCTCATAAAAGAACTTGGCAAACTTTTCAGGGTTCATAGCCATGGCTAGTGACCTGTGGTATCCCGATGCGTCTTTAACCATTCCGCTTTCGTCCAAGAATTTGTTTATAAAATTCTGTGGGGTAGACTGAATGTTTTTTAACTCATTGGCATCTCCCGGTGAAAACATGATTTTCTTATCGTTGATGTTGAACTCAAATCCCTTGAAATCTTTACTAAAGACCTCATCGGTTTTTTGGTCAAACCATCTACGCTTTCTATTAGTTTCCTCCTCTATAGTCTTCGCCTCTTTAACATATTGCTTATAGCTTTCGTAAATTTCTTTTTCTTCATTAGGAACAAATGCCGAACTTGACTCAAGTGGCACGTTATATTTTTCCTTCTGAGCGTTAAAGTATTTCTTGGCCTCAGCAATTATTTTTTTTCTAGCAATCTTAACTTTCTTAACGGTAGACTCATCATCTAAATCTTCATCAAATGAATAGTCATCCATTAAAGCTTCAATATCCTCACTGTCTAATCCTTCTTGAGTAGACGTAAGGTAATCTTTAAGAAGTTGTTCGGGACTCATTACATCGAAGTCTTTCTTCAATTGCAAGAAATCCTCAAATCCACGTCCTGTTTCTTTTTTATATTTCAAATAAGCAGCTACATCATCAGGAAGAGGCTCTGCGTTATTACGCTCAGAAACCAAATCATCAAGAGAATTTATCTGCTTGTTATATCTTTTACCAAGGTATGAAAGAACGTCCTCATCTTTTAAATTAAGTCCGACAGGCTCCGGCTCTTCAATAGAGTTTCCATTACCTGATGAAAAGTTATCGTCATTACTTTCTAATGACTGCTCATGCTTTTCAATCAATTCATTTTCTAACTCTCTTACCCCTTTAGGCTCGATAGCATCTAGTGCCCTTACTTTAATTTCCATTTTATTAGATTTTATTTTTACAAACTTAATTAATTATTTTAACATTTTATCGAGGCTCAAATTCTGCCAAATCAAAGCCATCCAAACTGTCTTCGTTTGATTCAAAATTTAATGGAGGAAGATTATTTTTCCTTTGGTTAATTAATTTTGATTGCTCTGTGTTCTGCTGACTAATCCTTTTACCCTTGGCATCCTCTTTCATTTTATCTCGCTGATTGAAGTCCTGAATCTCCATGCCTCTTATCTGAAGGTTATAGTTAAACTCTTCTCTCATTAACTGAGATTTTAGCATAGCCTCATTTTTACTCTTCTCAATATCAAATGCAACCTCAGCTTGCTTTATTTGCATTTTAGCTTGAGTCTCCATTTGTATAGTTTGCTTGGCAGTTTCTGCTGCTAACTGCTGAGACTGCATTTGTTGCTGAGCAATCATGGCCTGCTTCTGCATAGCCATTTTCTCTTCACGCTCTTGAGTTCTAGTTCTCTTTAGCTTTAACAATTGATTGGCAAGTTTCAAGTTACGAATCTCACGAATATCAATTGCGTCTTCAAGGTTAATATCGCCTTTAGACAAAGCTATTTGAATATTAGCCTCAAGCTGAGCCCTCTGCTCTTCATCAGGAGAAATCTCAATGAATATGCCAAAGTCATAAATATACAAGTCCTTAATCTCATTAAGGATTGATACGTTATACTTTCCTATTTGATTAGCAAACTCATCTGCAAAGTCAGAGTACTCTAGTATGTCAGCTACTCTGTATGTCAATGCTTCTGACATTGACCTAAACATATAGATAGACCCATCAAGGATGTGTCTTGTCGCTGTGTTTGAATTGAGTGCCGCCAACTTCTGTAGACCAACCAAAGAGTTCGGGTCAGGCATCGAACCATCTCTTGCCTCATTAAGTCCTGTTACAGACCTAATCATATCAATGTAATGGTTCATGTTGGTAATCAACATCTGCGTTTTAGCAGAGCCTGAGTTGGATGTAAGCTGCTGAATAGGAACTCTAGCATTATTAAATTCACCATCCTGTGTATAGCTACGCCCAATAACACTACCAGTTTGAAAGTATAGTCGTAAGGCATCCTCAGGATTATAGGCATTGCCTGTTCCCAAGTCAATTTCATTTAATCCATCGGCATCAATAAATACACCATCAGGAACTGTACGTGCAATAACCTGCTGTAGTTTTAAGTGGGTGACTTGAATCAAATCCGCAAAAGGAATCATCCTTCTACACAATGACTCAATAGACCCTTTGTACATACGAGGAGCGCAGGCCACATAGTTTGGAAGAGCGTGTTGCGATGCTGAAGTTGGACGAACCATGTTCTCAGACATCCTCCATTGCAACAACATATTAGTACCCATTACCATGATACCTTCGTACCATACGTCAATGGTCTTCTCAATCTTTTCAAAGGTACCTTCCTCCATCATTTCTGCAGGAGGATTAAAGGTGTCATCTTTCTCAATTACCCTAGAGCCACCACCTTCAAAATTCTTTTTCTTATAGACAATCTTTTTAGTAGTCTTGTAATTAAAATACAACAACGTGCAGGTGTCCCTATAAAACATACTGTTTTCATAGAACTGTGCCACATTATAGTAGTCATACCAAGACTGGCTGTACTGCGTTATTTGCTGTAAGTCTTCGTTGGTGAGCGATTGGTCAATCTTCATTAGCTCACCAATAGGAAGAGTCTTTATTTCTCCCCAATAAAAACAATCCTTAAAGAATGGGTCTTCAGTATAACTGTAGACCACATTAGCTGGGTCTACATAAGAAATCTTAACTCCTGCTCCTTGAAGAAACTCATGCTTAGCGATACCAATGCCAATTACAGTCAAATCATAGTCTATTCTTTTTCTAATGTCATCGTAATGATTCTCATCAAAGATTGTGTTGATGGCTTCTTCCTCAGCAATCTCAATAGCAGGCTTATAGTTAAGCTGCATGAAAAGTGATAGCTCATCATCTGTTTGAGGTAGTTGGTCAGGCTCCATCATAAAAGGATTCACACCTGTTTCATCTTGAATAATTTCAAGTACAGGCTTTGCTATCATCTGACCTTCAATCAGGTCCTGATATTTACTCCTCTTTGCTTGAGACATAGCGTCTTGAGCGTATGCCTTAACCTTGAATAAACGGTCAGACATACCATTGACAACTACATCAATAAATTTTGGTATAATAGGAACAGGAGTCCAATCTAAATTTAGATAAGACAAGTCTCCATCAATTGCTAACTCATTTTTATATTTACCAATCGGCTGTTCGCCTCTTGCGTATAATCTTAATCTGCGAAAATCTTGCCATTGTCCATAGTACCTACATGAGTTCCCGTCCTTACGAAACCACTCATATTGTATAGCTTGACCTATTTGTAAACCAAAGGTATCAGATGCCTTCTCAGCATCCGTAGCTATTTGACTAGGAAAAGACACTGAATTAATTTGGATTGTTATATTCTTCATTTGTCCAATTGACTTATTACCCCTTCGTTCTTATATTTAGCGAAGTTAATAATTAATTTCGATTCTTTTTTTTCAGGAATGTAGAGGTGTTTTTGATTGGCCATGATGGCCAGCCCTGAGCTAATACAAGCATCAAATTTAGTTCTATCATTTATGTCAAACTTAGCCCAGTCTTCAAGCGTTCTTGTAAAAGGCATCGTGCCCATCAAATCAGCTTCTCTGTATTTCCCTTCTAAATCTAGACCTACAAATTTCTCAATGTAAGACTCGATTGCCGATGCGTGTGATTGCTTCACATCCTCAGATGAGTTGGGTATTCCGCCTAACTCTCGTTCAGTCTTTGTCAGTTTAGCGAACTGTTTGTCCGGTCTGTTAATTGAAAAACCTCTGTAGCCCCTGTTCTTTAAATGATACAGCAACCTTGGCTTATTGTTTTCTACCAAGATAGGCATCCCATAAAACACACAGGCCATCAGTACTTCTTCAAAAAATATCTCAGCAGTTTGAGGTCTTGCAATATACTCTAGAAAAAACTCATTTACAGGAGCATCGTCCATGTGAAACTTAGTCATTCCATGTAACGCTCCGTTAGAACCACGTCCGCCAACCACAGCAGATATGTCGTATGAATCACATCCAAATGACCCAAGATGTTCATTGCCGGGGTAGTTAATTCCATTACGTACGTGAACATTGTTTTGCATATGTTTAGGTGGTGCCCAGCTCATAATAAATCTACC